GGATAAAACCGTTCACCAAACGGGCTCTGTCGAATGCAACATCGTTAACACGTGCGCACAGACAACAGAGATCTCTCCAAACAACTCGCCACCTTGGCGGCGCCGCCGTGCCACTGATTACTTCAATGACGCACCAGTAGCGGCACCTGAGACCTTTTGCGGGCTCACGTGCTTGCCTGGCTTACCATCACTCGGCGTTCGCGCGTCGACTCACAGCAATCTCGTTCAGGGATTGAACAAACGTGAGTTGGCACGCCTGCGTCGGGCATGCTGGGAAGCAGACTTGGTGTATCATTGCGGGATCTGTGGCAGACGTACGCATGTCCAAAAACCAAATCAGACGTCTATCGGTCTCCTGGGAGCCGGTGCGTCGAAGGGCGACGGTCCGAAGCTGAACGCAGATGAATACTGCGACGTGATGACGGTGTTGGAGGAGACACGAGCGCTGTTGCAGGCCATGAACACCATGGGCTTGTATCACGGCGTTAACTCACCAATGTCGTTGTTACGCCGTGTGAATCGCATCATGTTCGCAATTGCCGATCGACATTTGAGGGGCCAAGACTACACTGCGCGAGAATTTGAGCAGTTGTGGGAGGGCCACCAGATGTTCATCAGCACGAACCGGTCACTCCATGCCACTTACGATCAGATCGCAATCGGTATGCTGGGAGCAGGCGCCTCTAAAGGAGACGGTCCGCCCCACAACGATGACGATTGGCCGTCAGCAGCAACAAAATCGTCGGCTACGACGTCAACAGCAAGCTCGTATCGAGAAGTTGTTGGGGAACCAGCGGTCTGCTACAACTGTGGCGGCGTTGGACACATGAAACGGGCATGTCCTTCGGGCCCCGATCATGGCCGTCGCGGTGGAACTCGTCATCAAAAACAGAACAAGTTGGTGAGCGAGGCCACTAAGCAGGAGCTTGAAAAGGCTGCTGCTGACGGGGATGGGCTGCGCGCGGTTATCGCTCAGCTCAAGGAGGATGCGAAGAAAATGCAGGAAGCCCGGGAAAGACGATTTGCCGGATGCTAAAGAGCTGATTCGCAACGACATCGTGCATTACTACGACTTTCAGACACCAAAACAGAAACATTTTGATGCGATCAACTACCAGATCCGTTACCGCCAAGCCTTAATTGTGTTTGGTTGGATGACCCTTCTCGGTGTTGTTTGCTATCACTTGGTTTGCCACCACAGGCAAATGGTTTACGAATGCTGTTGTTTTCACGTTGTACGTTGTAAAATTGGCTTGCCTGTGGTATGTTTTCGCACCGGAGGACGAGCTGCGCATTGGGACATATCGGTTCTACACCGAAAACGGTCCGGTGCGCTCGGTCAATGGTGATGTCAGGGGACCGCTCAATAGGGCCCAGAAGATGGAACTATCCGATGAACAATTGCACGAATGGCGAGTCCGAGAGGTCGCTGTGAGTCAAGGCTCGTTCTGGCGCGCGTACAAGATCAAAGAACGTGAATTGAAATTAGTGGTGGGACACGCTTTGGCGAGCGTGTTGACGTCCGCTGTTGTCACGTTGAACAAAACTGATCCGAGATACGTGCTTGAAAAGCTCAACATGCTGGCGGGTGTGCAGGGCTTGGTCAATTCAGACAGAATTCTGTAGTCACGTCATGACGTGGCAGGATGTACTGTCGACTTCGTGTTCGATCGAATATACGGACACGAATGGAATTCCAACACGGAAATTATGCCTCGATCGTCAAAAGAGGTGGATTTCGTGTTGGCCCTGGCGCGGTGGTGAGGGGCTATGGTTATCGGTCGTGTGAAATTGACAAAAAAATTAAGAAAATACAGCGCATTAAGATTAAACTAAATGCGAAACAACTTAGAAATTTTTGCGACACGACACGAGAACCGATGATAGAAAGCAGGGGTGGGCACATCAAAGGATGTGCGCAGCCGCATGCCGACTTGAAATCAGCCCAAAACTACCTCGCTGGGGCGATGAGCAGGGTCTGCGTTGAAAAATTCAGACCGTCTAG